AAAGATATGAACATTATGTCCTTCTAACACAGCAAAATATACTACACCATTCTTAATATCAAAGTCCTCAATCTCATAAGCCTTATCTATATCAACTACAGTCTTAACATTACCAAACACGTCAAATTGGAATATTTCATGTAAACTAGCACACATAATTGTACCATTATAGAACATAGCACCATTGTTATTATAGTCTTTTGTTAAGAAATCAACATCAAACTCTCTTATAACAGCAAAATTGCTATCTAGAATATATACATGTCTAACTCCTGTAGTTCTATCGCCAGGCATAATAGAACAATAACACTTAGTGATAGGGTCATATGCAAAATTATATTTCTTAACCTGTGCAGAATCAGTATGTACACCTGTAATTGAGTAATTGTTATCCAACTTAGCCATCCTAAATGGATTAGAATTAGTATCACCATTACAAACATATAAAGTATTAGTGTCTTTATTATATGTCATCGTGTTACAATGACCTAACTTTTCTACATCACTAAAATCGTACGTGCTTTTCTTACTTGAGCGCGCGACTGCTTTGCGTACCACGATTTGCGCGTTTTCTCGCTCGCGCGCACATAATTGTTCGTCGATTTGGCTGAGTATGCCGGTGTGGCGCTCTTCCAATTCCACCCAATAGCTACATGCTTGGTTATACACGTACTCTACTATACCAATACCACCATTCGACTTACTTCTATCGCCATTATTGACAGTATAAAACCATAGCAAGGTATAGTATATCCCCTTGTTTGTCATATTTTTCTTTAAGAACTTTTTACGTTGACCTTCACACAGAAAAAAATTATAACTCATTTTAAGGTCGCGCGCAAGCAAGTCATACATGCGGTCAACCCAAAATTGGTCATCACCGCTACTAGAATTGCGCCAGTTGTCATAGCAGTTCTTGTGAAAATAATAGTTTCTTGAAGGCATTATCCAATCAATGCCCTCGCGTGTAGTAGTCTTACAAATTTCTCGTCCACATACACGACAATGTACAATATTTTGTTTATTCGCCATTTTCTGATAGTCCTTTCTATATATATTATATCACAAATTTAGCGAATTTTCAAGTTATATACTAAAAAATAGAGTAGCCGAATTTAGCTACTCTACTTCAATTGTATATTCAATTTAATTGGCTAGTTTTTCAAGTTCCATTACAGCAAAATTGAGTGGCTCAACTTGGTCTTTAGTAATGGTTGAAATTTGCACAGGAGTATGGAAATACTTAACAATGGTACTCATAATCTTGTTGTAGTTTTCCTCTGCAATAGCTTCGTCCTTTTGGTTGGTGATAAGTGTTTCCCAAACCGCTTTTGCTCTACCCATAAGGTCATCATAGTCATACTCTTGGCTTACTTCAGCGGGCACTTTATCAGTTTTATCTACCGAAACAGCACCTAGTTCAACTTCCTTGTCAATAGCATCGCCAATAGCATTTACCAATTCCTCATATCCGAACGGAATTTTTGGCTCTAAAAAGCGGTATCTTGTGCCAGCCTTAATGTACCTAGTTGGCTTTGTGTATAGCCATCTAGTAGACTCCCCATTCTCATTCCATTCTTGTGTAATAATACCAATAACGTCAACAAGCGCATTAACAATATTCTTACAACGGTTGGATAGGTCAGGTTGAACGAATTTCTCCTTTGTGGCATCATCCTCAATTTCTTTGAGGTGCGAAGTCATGATAAGTCCATATCCCATCATGGTAATTTGTACAAGTGTTGACCTAAATTCTTTAGATAAAGTAGACCACCCCTTACCATAAGGAATATCACCAATTTCATTTACGTTGTAGCTTGCGCACACGTATCTCTCACAAAGGTCAAAGGCAATACCAATAGTATCAATTGCCACATTCTTAAATCTTTCCCTAACTTTAGGGTTATTAAGTTGTGCAACCGCTAACTTTAGGTCACCCCATGAGTTGATAGGCTGTACCATAGCACCCGGCAGTGCGTTAGTACCAATCTCTGTTGCAAAGATTACAGTATCCGGACACTGCGCGCAGAATGAGGTCTTACCAATCTTCTCTGCGCCGGCAAGCAACACATACTTGCCGGATAAGTCGCGAGAAATTACATTGGGTTCTAGGGCTAGTAAATCAATCATTTATCTACCCCCTTATTAAAATCCTCTTGCGTTAAAACCTGCGTTCTGTGCAGGAGCCTGCTTTGTTACAGTACCGCCCTTTGACTCAGCCTTTGCTCTCATTTCTGTGAGTTTAGCATCTCTCTGTTGCATAGCTGCATCAATGTCTGCTTTGACAAAAGCAAGTTCTCCAATAGCAGGAGTTTGGTCACCACCAGTGATGATAAGGTCACTTACTCTAGTAACTTTCTGTCTTTCTATAGTTTCACCAAAGCCAACCTTTTCAGCAATGGTTTCTACTGTATTTGAAAAGTCAAGTCTACCGATTGCCTTTACCGTTGAACCTGCAACCCAGTAGTTAGTGATAACGTTGTTTACCTCTGGCGATACACCATATAGAGGCACAACATCTACTGCACCACCAAACTTAGGCACGATAGCTGTAATCTTCTGTCTGCCAGTAGGCATGTTGTCCTTATCCATCTCAGGTAGACAAGACTGAACGTACATTTCAAGTTCAAACTTTGCCTGTGGCTTGAACTCTGAACCTTCGTTTACCTTGTATACGAAGTTAGCCTGTACTCTTGGCTCAGAGACAAAGTTACCCTGACCGCTGACAAACTCATTCATGTCAATCTGACCACTAGTAATTCTGATTCTGTCTGCGTTCTCAAAGCCTACTGCTGCCGCAGACTTAAACTCATTCATAACCTTTTCAATAGATGCGTAAGCTGGGTTTGCACCGCCATCTTTTTTTAGTTCCATACTGAACATGTGAACAGGAATGTCAAGAGTTTTATCTACTCCATTGATAGGCTGATTAACTCTAACCATAATTCTGCCCCTAATGCAGTTGGCTAGTTTTCCCGTTGAGCGTTGTGTAATTTGTGTCTTTTCTAGGTCGATTTCAAGAAGTGTTCCTTCGATATATACTGTGTTCTCTGCAATTCTCATTTTGTTTATCCTTTTGTAATTTAGTTGAAAAATAGTAAATTTAAAGGGAGTAGCTAAACTCCCTCAAAACTACCTAAGCCTGAAAAGCTACTCCATCTGCTGTAAGCTGTACGAATGTTACTTCGCCTTCCTCACCCTCAACAGCTTCCTTAACTCTTACCACTAGACCTTTCTTTGTAAGGTCAGTTACATTAGCACTTACTGAACGAGGTGCTCTCTGTACTGCTGCTGCGATTTCCGGAATAGATGCCTTTCCATTCTCTCTAACATAATTGAATACTTCTGCTGACTTTTCTGTTAGCTTAATAGCGTCTGACATAGTTGTTTTCTCCTTTGAAAATAAAATTTTATTATAAGTTTTTAAGAGGATTTTATTTCTCTCTTAATTCCTATATATATTATAACCTACTTTTAGTTTAATTGCAAATTTTTACGAGTTCAATTACTTGTGAATTTTTTAGGTCGGTAGCAATTACACCAACTGTACCACGACTAGAAAGTGGAATTTCACTAATTTGCATTTTAACTTGGTTTGTAGAAGTGGCAACTATGAGTTCTTTGTCGCTTTTAGTGATTGGCAAGAAGTCTACCATAGAGTCACCATCTTTTAACTTTTGAGCGCGCAGTCCTTTAGTGTTAGTGCCAGTTACTTTGAAGTCACCTATTGGCGTTCTTGAAATTTTACCATTTTTACTTATGGTTACTATTTCAATTGTGTCTTGCTTACATGAGCGCCCGCGCACTACGACACCATCGTCCACCTTCATGCCTTTAACGCCCCTTGCCGAACGTCCACTCGCGCGCACTTGTGAGGAGTTTGTAATCATAAGGTTACCATTAGATGATAGAAAACCAACTTTCTCATCTTCTACCACATCAATTCCAACTAAGCTATCGCCATCTTCTAACTCAATACACTTTTTAGCTTGTGTACTTTTCATGAGTTCTGAAATGGCAGTTTTTTTGATAAGTCCATTTGCAGTGAAGAAAACTAAAAACTTTTGTAGGTTTTTAGAATTAATATTAATGACTTGAACTATGACTTCGCGCTCTTGTAAGCCAAACAAACTTTCGCAGTAGTTGAAATCTTCTAGGTTGAGTTCGTTTACTGTAGTAAAAAATGCCTTACCTTTGTTCGATACAAACATTAAAGGGTTTTTACTGTCGCATGATGCCGAACCTATAACTGTTTCATTTTCGGATAACTTAATTTTTCGACCGCGCGCACCTCTCTTTTGAGCATAGAGAGACGTTTCCTTTGTAGTGAACAATCTGTTTTCGTTAGTAAGACTAACAATAAAGTTAAACTGCTCAACTTCTTCGTCCTCTTGTGTGTTAAGGTCTATAATTTTTGTGCGTCTTTCGTCGCCAAACTTTGTGGCAACTTCATTTAAACCTTTTTCTACTTCCTTTTTAAGTAGGTTAGTGTCATTTAAAATGGCTTCAATTTCATTTTTCTTGGAAATTAATGTGGATTGCTCATCTAAAAGTTTGTTAGTTTCCATTTTAGCAAGACGACTTAGTGTAATTTTTAAAATGGCTTGTGCTTGCGCGCTATCAATAGACAATAGTGTCATTAGCTTGGTTTGCGCATCAGATGTAGAGTTTGCACTTTTGATGGTAGTAATAACTTCGTCAATGTTATTGATGGCTAACACTAATCCCTCAATGATGTGTAGACGTTCCTTAATGCGGTCTACATCAAACTGAAACGCGCGCGCATAGACTTCCATTTCATGGTCTAGATGCGCCTGTAACATCTGTTTCCATGTGTAATCTCTTGGGTATCTTCCCTTTTCAAGCATGTTGAAATTAATACCATAATGGTTTTGTAGTGATGTATTTTTGTACAAATACTTTACCACTTTGTTTACGTTTGCGTTTTTAGTTAGATAGATTTTTAGCTTTGGTGTAAGCCCTGTGAGGTCGTTGAACCTGTCAATGCCGGGGTTCACCTTGCCATCTTCCTCGTTGATGATATCCTCTAACTGCGCGCAGATGGTATTGACATAAGTTATATATGGAATTTCAGTTACAACTAGACAGTTGTTAGCCTTATCATATTCAATGGTACTTCTCACCTTACATGCTTTCCCATGACCGTTTTTCATGGCTTCGCGCACTTGTGAGCCATTGAGTACCGTAGCACCAGTTGGGAAGTCAGGCATACATATAATTTCATCATCATCTATTTCTGGATTCCACAAAAGTTTCACGAGCGCCGAGTTCACTTCGCGCAGATTAGTGGGCGGAATACCAGACCCCATAGATACACCGATACCAAGTGTGCCATTGACAATAGGTGCAAAACCCTTACATGGTAAATACACCGGATACTGTTCTGTATCATCATAGTTGTCACGCCATTCTGAAATTGTATTTTTTTCTATATCTTTAAATAGATAGTTTGTAAGAGAAGTTAGGCGCGCGCTCGTGTATCTTGGAGCAGCGTAGTTGGCTCTTTCTTGTAAATTGCCCATGTTTCCTTCAACTTCCACGAGCGGATAACGTGTAGCAAAAGGTTGCGCATTACGCATTATAACCCATAAACACGAAGCATCACCGTGCCAAAATATACGTGCGGCAGAACCAATTGCCTTTAATGTCTTTTGATATGGCTTCCCATGCACAAACTTATCAGTATACATACAGTACAGAATCTGACGAGCGCCCGGCTTCAGTCCATCTACAACTTCTGGTATTGCACGGTTTTGGATAACCGCTCCTGCATAGTTTGTAAAGTTTTCTTTAATAAAGTTATTACTCATATATAAATCTCCTACTCGCGCACTTGCGAGAAATCAATGTTTTCTTGTACATATTGTTTTTTGAAATCTGTATCTTTGCCCATTAGTTTATTTAGTAGTTTTATATCTTCATCATCAAGTTTTATGGTTTTGATAGATTGAAACTCTTCTGTAAACATAGACCTATGTGCCTGTTCAGGCGACAACGAACCAAGTCCCTTACACAAGTGAATGTCACCATTTATGTTAATGTCTTGCTCACTCGTGAAGTAGTATTCCTTACCACCCTTTTTGACAATATAGTATGGTGACTCTAGGCGCACTAATCTACCTTCCTTGATAAACTCTGGCGCGAAATATTGGAGCGCGATTGTAACTAGCAATGCAATGTGTCCACCATCGGCATCGGCATCAGATGCAATTCCCAATCTACCATATCTTAATTTTTTGCTATCATACTTAAAAGGCACAATATTCATTGCACTTAATAGCAACTTAATTTCTTCGTTTTCTAAAACTTTTTCTAGGTCATTAGTAAGTACATTAATTGGCTTACCGCGCAGTGCTAGAATACCGAAGTCATTTGTGCGCGCGTTTGCAAGCGATGAAGCAGCACTGTTACCTTCAACAAGCAATAGTGTCGATTTCTCACCCAAAACTTCCGCATCTTTTAGCTTATCACTAGCAAAAACCTTTTTCTTTTGGTTTGAGCCAATGTCCTTTTCAGCTTTAAGTATTTGAGCGCGCGCCTTCTCCGCAGCAATTTCTGCCTTTGCTTCTTTTGTGAGCATGGAGATAATGCGATTGAACTCGTCGGTATGGCGCTTGGAAAACTCATCAAGCATTTTGCCTGTTGCACGCTGACATAGACCACGTAACTCTGGGTTATTGACTTTGGTCTTTGTTTGGTTTGCAAACGATGGGTTAGGAACTTGACAATTGACCACATAAAAAAGTCCTGTGCGCGCGACATCAGGCGACACTGTATCGTTAATGTGCTTTTTGAAGAATGTGGTTAGGGCGGTTTTGACGCCAGTTAAGCTTGTACCGCCTTCAGGGTTAGCAAGTCCATTGGTAAATGTGAATGACTTTTCGTGGCGTTCTTTAGTCCAAAACGCAGCAACCTCACACTTAATTCCATTTTCTTCCATTCTAATATAAAGTGGAGTTTTATGTAGTGGAACTGCATTGTCTTTGATGAAGTCCTTAATTCCGTTTTTAGATAGGTACTTAACTTTTTCTTTTGTTTGTTTATCTTCGAGCGCGAACTCAATTCCACTTGAAAGGTATGACCAATTTTTACACATTTCTTTTAGGTCACTAAAATTAATATGAATTGGTTCGAGTTTGTAAACTTCTTGGCTTGGTGTGAATGTTACCTTTGTGCCAGTTTTGGTTGAAGTAGCTTTGACGGTTGTAAGCGACGTAACTTTACCATTTTCTACAATAAGCGTACAAGTGCGCCCGTCCCTAGTCGACTGCGCGCTGAAGTAATCAGACGACAATGCAGTACCCTTGGCACCGATACCATTCATACCAGCAACATTCTGATATGTTTTGTTGTCAAACTTACCACCAGAGTGGGGCATAGTGTAAATTGCCACAATCGCATCTACTCCATCACTCTCGCGCACACCAAAAGGCACACCCCTACCCTCATCTTCTACAGTAACGGTGTTGCCATCTAAAGTAACCGTAATTTTCTTACCAAACCCCATTGTAGCTTCGTCAATTGAGTTTGTAATAATTTCTCTTACACATTGCAGTACACCCGCGTTGTCTGCTGAACCCATATACATGGCGATACGAGTTCTAATAGCATCTACGAACGATAGTGTCTGAATGGAATTAGCATCATAATTCATAGTCGTTTTCTCCCATTAAATCTTATCTTATTCTATTATACCTCATTTTTTAAAAATTTGCAAATTAAAAGAGCGGTATTTACCACTCTTGAAATTTTTTCTTTT